TCTGGGTTATTTATCTTCGCCAGTTCTAACGTTTTATTATAAAGAGTTTGTGTCTTCCTTTCAGCAACCAACATGTTAGATGCTGTGCCGTTATTCAAAGGTGCTGCTGGATCATCATCAGGGAAACTAAACGCATAGGTTTGGTTGTCCTCAATGTTACTGAGATCCAATTGGATCTTTCTAGTATCATCACCAACGTCAGCAAAGATTGCACCTTTGTAAATCTTGTTACTAAGTGTCTGTGACGATGCTTCACCAACTACCCTAATATTCATATCAGGGAAAGTCACCACACGGTTATTACTTAACAGTGAAGAGTCAAAGATCACATACCTTGTGGGGTCATTCTCTTCATCTGTTGAGGGAGTGTTAGAGAATGTGGGGTTGACCATGTTTTTGTTGAAAACATTTTGGTCAGAGATGTCGTCCAACAAAGTAGACTGAGTATTAGCAGCACCAAAGTCAGGCAACTTGTAAGTGTGCTGACCAGGACTTTCCCAAGCGTCACACTCAAATTTTGCGATCTTATCAGTTGAAGTAGATCCTGTGATCTGCAACTCACCGTCTTTAATAATGATCGTCTTGTTTGTAACAGTCTGGAAAGTATCATTCGCCAGAATAGTGGTGCTTGTGTTTGTACCTACGTTAGGTAGATCGAAACGACGGGTGCCAGACTGAGTTGAGATTGTATCAACGTTGAATTGCACTCTCTTTGCAGGGTTTTGATCACCTTGCAAGAAGAACTGTGCATCAGTCTGAATGATAGGACCATTAACAGTAAAAAATCCACTACCCTGTGGAGTCATTTCCATGCTTGACGTTGCAGATGCACTGTCAACAGCACGAATGATCAGGGTAGAGGATCCATCAGTGTTTTCTCTTCTAGTATTATAGAGAGATGCTGATCCAAATGCTAGACCAATCTCATTAATCGCTGACTGATATATCCCACTGTCTCGGTCCAAGTCAAAAGCTAATCCTGGTGCTGTTGCGCTACCTGCGCTCACACCACGGAATAGTTGATTGACCTTTGCCTTACGGTTTGGAATCAGAGGGTCAGAGATAACGATAGGCAGAATTGCCTCGCCAGTAACGAGGGCGTCTGCAATCGTATCTAATTGGGATATACGTTTAGTTGCCACGAAATCTCAGCACAATTGCTACAGTTTTATTTATAACCGTTTTTCTCCAACCATTCATTTGTCATGGGTGTAGGAGGATAAACTTCCCACATATTACCCCGCGCACATGCTTGGAGGGCACTCATTGTCATTCCTTCAGTCTTACCTGCCCAGAATGCTTCTTTCTCCCAGGGAATTGCTCCTGGTTGAAATCTGTAAGTATCAGCAGCAATCTCTTGCCAGATCTTAGGAACTTTGTCCTCATCCATAATGATAGCAATCATGGAGTTGTTGATAGTGCCTGCCATACAATCTTGTGCAGCGTGCCATCCTTCATGACGCATCACACTCATCAAAGTCTCAGGACGATGCATGAATGCTCGGTTGAGGTAGAAGTTGTTGCTCACAGTGTGGTATACACCACGATGTCCAACAGGGAAGTATTTTGAATCTGCAAGATATACTCGGACTCCAACCTGATTCAATGCTACAAGCATTTGGTTGAATTCATTAGAAGCGAAGGTAAACCTATCGGGACTATCATACTGAGACGAGACATCTAGAAGTGAAAAGACTTCTGATACCCCCTCAGTACATTCCTGCAGGAGCATACAACCCATAGAATGATTAGTGAAGTACTCACTATCTTTGAGTGGTTTGGCATTAACTGGCAAAGTTGCCAATCCTAGCAGTGCTCCTGCCAGTAATACATTGCGAAATTTCATACTAATACTCGGTTTAATTGACCATTGATAAAGTGAAGCATCATCCTAGGAAAGGGTGCATAATGTGCATCCCAGACTGAAGGATAGATTTCAATACTTTTCGTAACAAAATAAGGTTTTACCTTACCATGCAAACCGTTGGGCACATAACCTTTAGGATCTTCTCTTGAAAAGTCCTGAGTTTCTGTGTAATCAACTTCCCATAACCGTCCCACAGGATCTAAGAAAAATGTATATGCCCATCCGTCAAGATCTTTTGTTTGCAGAGATCTTTTGAAAAAACCTGCACCAAGATCATAATGACATAGGATGGTATCATACATTGTAAAATCCTCAAGAAAAACTCAATGTTGCCCTTGGTCCTAATACCATAGGCTCATGATACACATATTTAGGTATATACAGTATATCGCCTGGTTCCATAAAAACTTCACCAAGACCATCTACAGTATAACCTATATCTCCGATAACTGGCACAATCATGACATTTACTTCATCATTATGCCTACCAAATGTACTAGACCCACCACTAAGTGAAACGTATTGGTGGAAATCTCTCATACCATAGTTGAGTTTCATATGCTCTGCAAGAGGACGCATACTCCATGGAGTATAGTTTCCCTCACATACCATGGTATTCATGGCACCTCTGTGTAGGATGACATCTTCAGATTCGTTAAGAATTTCTTCAGGTTTCACTTTTGGTGCTATGACCGTGAAGTTTTTTTGTGCCCTGTCATATTCTAACTTATCAAATACATCTTCCCAAGTGATGTTACTTACATCAACTTTTCTTTTTGACAGCTGTGCTTGAGTCATAGAGTTTTTTAACTGCTTTAACTACAGCGGGAGTTTCTTCCCATTCCCAGGTGTCTCCACCTTTTGAGATAAACTGTTTCTTAGGCATTTTTCTCCTCCTTTTTTGTTTTGAAGTAGAGTTTATAATACCTCTTCTTCATTTCATTAATGGTGTCCATGTCTTCCTGGAATCCCATATATTTGAGATGTTGGGATGTACCTTCCATCTCACTAATTAGGAGCAGAAGACCCACCGCTGTGACAGGTCTCCCACCGAAATCATATTCAGTCAGGGACTTCCTCATAATTTTCAATCCAATCACTAAGATCAAACAAGATAGGATGACACCCTTCCAGCACCAGATAATCTGATGCTGTATAGAGATCGTCTAACGTATACTCTCGTGCAGTATCTGCATCGAGTTTGACTTCATCTAATTCACTCATAAACTTCGGAAGCTCTTCAAATGTAAACGGCATACCCTGGATGAAATACATCTGGACTATACCTATGTCTTGCAAATGATGAAACGAGCTTGTGATCCGAATCTTATTCATTTTAGAAGTTCTGCGTCATTTCTCCTAGTGACTCTGTAACGTATGCACTGACCGCAGCAGGATCAGGCACAAATTCTTCAGGGTCTGGGATATTTATCTCAGATCCTTTATCCTTTGTGATAAGCGGGGTCATCATACAAACTCCTCCGTCATGGATGATTTTGATGGTGTGACCTCTCTCAACAAGAGAGAATACGAAGTCAAAGTTTTCTTGGACTTCTGCACAGGATAACGTAATAATGCTATTCATGCGAGATAAGTGATTAGATCTTTTGGAAGGTTTTCATTGAAGGAAACAATAGTCTCCTGAAATCCCTCGGCACCTTCTTCATCAAACTTCCATTTGATCAACTCATCCACACCCTCGTTGTCCATCATTCTGATGGTGCGTTGAGAGATGTTGACCCAGATGTGCTCAAGGTAGGTTTCGTCAGTGGACATGGGAGCATGATGAAGACTCCCATATCATACATCAATTCAGCAGTAATGGCAAGCCATAGACCTGATGGGGTCCGAGTCCGCAACCTGTTGCCATGTAACCCGTGCCAACACCCGTGTGGATCAGTCCAGTAGCGACCTGATTCAGCAGGGCACCCGTGGGCACGAACTCAGCGATCACACCTGTAGGAGATGCGATGAAGGTTGAGTGGACACCTGCAGTAGATCCCATGATGATATCATTCATGGATGCAGGCATTGATGTGCCCAGACAGATCCTAGTCTGTGTTGGTGGTGCAAGACCAGGGATAGGAAGGTCAGTAGTGATATCAATGATAGCACCATTCACAAAGGTGAATTGACCCGATAATGCTTTGAGTGGGTTGAATACTGCAACGATCTCGAATCTACCACTGTTGAGGAAGGAAGAGATCCAGTTTGCTTCGTTAGTAATCTCACCAGATGCCACGTTTTCAATCGTGTTTGCTTCAGACTTAATAGTCTGAGAGTTAAATGCTAGTGAGTTAATTGCAGTGATCTTAACCTTTGCACCCTGAATACTAACGTCACCAGTGTATGCAATGTCATGATCACCCTCTTTACGAGATGCAGACTTCTGCTCTTTCTTGTCTTCCAACTTACCAGCTAGTTGACTACCCCATGGCACTCTACCCTGTTCATCTGCCTCAGGATGGAAAGGAATCTCATCAACAGGATAGAAGTGACCACCAGGCAATGCCTTGAAGTATTGATCACGCTCAGTCTGCTGAATATGGACCATGTTAATCATGTCCTGCTTCTT